CTCGCAGGCATAAATTTAAACGCGAATCTCCCTGCCCGAAGGCCCCGCGACGCATTGCTGCGAGATTCCCATGACCACCAAGTGGACCTACTAAGGAAGCCACACGTACCGTTCCCACGGATACGTCAGCCCAAACTGGATCACTCCAGCGGTACAAGCCCGCGTCGCTAGCCCTTACCCGAAACGCAGGGTAATGAGGGGATTGTCAATCCCTAGGACAACGCGTTCTATCGTTATTGCAAGCGAATAACGTGCTCTTACCCCTTCGGTTAACACCGCACTCGGTTATAGCACTGAATTTGCTCAAGTCGGGCATGCAAGCCTTCGAAAAGCATCCAGGGCACACAGTCTTCCCAAGTACCTATCAGATTCATACTCGATAGGAATCAAGTATGAATCTGATCGCTTATTACCTGAAGCGACAGGGGAACGAAGTTGACCGACAAAAGTCAAAATGCTCCGGATAGGTATCTTACGATACCTATAGCTCCGACGAATCTCACCGATAGAAGGCGAAAATACGTCTCTCTTCCTGCCTCCATCCCTCCCCCAGCGCCAAAAGAAGTCTAAGAGTGCTTCTTTCTCGTCCGGATCAGGAACCCCCTTAACCCACTCTAACTGTGGATTGTGATGTAGCTGGTCTACAACAGGAAGTTCACTAAAAACTCTGTTCTTCCTCATAGTAGTCTCTCGCCGCCAAGCGACTCGAGACCTACGTGTGAGGCAGAGTTGGGAGGGAAGGAGTCCCCACTTACGACCTATACGTGAACGAACAAAAGCGTCAGTCCATGCCACCGTATCCCGGCATGCCGCTGCAGCGTGCAACATACCGTCATAGGTCGTAAGAAACCCACCCCTCCTAAGGTGTTTGACTTCTCGCCAAACACCCCCACATCTTAGAAATGCAGTAGAGTTGACCTCAACTACATTCTCAGACCGAATTGTCTTCTGGTCATTCAGGCTGTACCCTGGGGGGTACTGGGAGGCCTGAACCGGACAGTCGGCGGAGATAACACAGTCATCACCATTAACCAGAATTCGGTGACTTCCACAGCCTCTTACCGCCCAGGAGGCGGCCAGATAACTGTGCAAGCAAAGAAGTGGGAAAGAGAGGTAGGATCCCATCATCTGCCCGTGTTGAACAATCTTCCCGTCCACCACAGGGTGGAGAGACTCATAAGCCAGCTTACGAATAGAACGAGGTATCTTCGTGGAATTAAAGAACATCGAATCCAAGATTACTTCCGTCACTCGAAGCGACAGACCGTCAGTAGCGTTTACCAGATCAACGGACGTCTGGTAACGTTCAACACAGATAGATGCCATCTTTTCAGGAGTCGGAGGGCCGACAAGGAGCCAATCGCAACTCTTCGCAAGGAATTTGTACATCATCTTGTGAAGAGGTGCAAGCGCATCATTGAACTCATCAAATATGAGCAATGGTCGAACTTTCCCTGCGGAAAGAACTTCCTTATATCTGCCCTGAGGATACGGCAGGGCCGATTCCTCAAGACAGATATTCCTGAACTCTTCCTGTCTGCCGGACCAAATCTGATCCGCACGTCGACGGTCAAACCGAGACGTGCTGTTGGGTAGGTGGTTCTTGACGAAGGAACCATACTGCCTATCCCAACAAGCAGGGAAGAGCCGACTAACCTCAGCCTTAACAAACTGAAGATAGTCGATCGGTGGAGGGTGGGGTGTAGAGAAGGCGCCAGATTCCCATTTAAGGCGCCCGGAGGGTACGTGGAGTCGGCAACCCGATGGCAGGTTGCGCTTAATGGAGTTGACGCTGTGCGCAAACTCCCAGCGATGATTTCGACTCAATCTTTTCAGGGTGATCAACCCTTCCGAGTCACGCCGGCCGTGACACATCGGAAATTTTACAGAGGCACGTACCTTGCCCTGCAACAAAAGGTACTGGAGATAACTGCCCAATTGGTTTACTTCAAGATCCGGTAATTCTGAATACGGTAAACCGTAACGAATCCGAATGATCTGTAAACCATTATGGACGGTCATCTTTTCATCTCTCTTACTCTTAGAACAAGAGAGACAAAGTGAGGCTTGCGAAACCAGAACTGGATTCAATCGTAAGCTTGCGGTGCGCGTTGAGCGTGCGCCAGACATCATAAGCCAGATAAGGTCGTTATGAT